TGCCGTAGCCTTTATCAACTCCCACCTTTGTGATCGTCATGGTCATGTCATCAAGCAGACCGACCAGAGGAATTGAGAGTGTACCCATTGCAGCGACGTCAGCAGTCTGAAAAGCAACAGAAGGAAGCTCGTAAGTTACATCCTCCGCGACCTTTTTCTTGTCGATAAGCATGACGTCAGCAATTACAGCAGCGTTTTTATCCATTAGCTTTCACCTCCAAAAAATGCGTTGAAGCCCTCGTCTGTATATGCTACTCGGGCAGTTGCTGATTTCTTAGGAGGTGTAGGTGTTGCCGATATATCCCACACGAAGTCGCCGTTCAGCATGTCGCTGGTTGGGTTGTCGCTTTCGAGGAAAAGCACCTCCGGGTTGCCGATCAATGCACCGTATCCGACAAGCGTGTCAAGTTCTTCCTGCTCACTTCGCACAACGCTGTCTTTATCGTTCGGAGTCATTGGCGAGTCAATGGTCGTTCCGTTTCTTTTCTGGAAACCATTCGTCACATACATGAGCATACGCATGTTTGTGTCAAAAATAGCAGAGGCATCCATTGATCCGTTATATCTATAGGCGGCTGTATGAGGTCCCCAGAGTTTCCAGGCTCCATCCCACCATACGGCAGTAGTAATACCGCGCGCGTTGAGGTCATTGCCGTCGGGCTGGTCAAACCCCTGATTTTCAGAATTTTCGCCAAAATACTGGTCGGTTGCCATGATTTCTTTGTTTGACGGGCTCTCAAAAGGAATACCGGAAGGCACTCCCTGGTGAGATCCGTCAACGCAGAGCATGGTGTGAGATCCGACAGTTGAGAGGTGGTAGACCTTTTCACCGTTTCTAATCTGTGGCCAGTACACCTTGGAAATTGCCGAGGTGTAGCCGTTCTTTTCGGCCCAACTTATTGCCTTGGCGATTGTGTCAATCTCCGTTCCGTTATCATTGAGCGGAATGTCTGCATTGACGAAGCCATCCCAGTGGCCGTTGATCTTCTGGGCGGCTGAGCACAACGCGCGATATACAGCAGGAATGTGAGACCATCCTGGTGCTGCCAGAATGTTCGGTACCGCATTTTCGCGCATATACAAAAGAGCAATAGCAGCAATACCTGAGTATGTTCCGCTCTGTGATTTCTGGCCAATGATGTCCGCCGCTTTGATCATGCTGGTGTCTACTTCGTAGAACGTCACATCGACATCATCCTTGAGGGGATCCGTGTCAATCAGTGAGGTAATCGTCACGGCGCCAGCTGTAAAGTCGTACTCGAGAGAGTAATCCACACCCTCGGTTTTATCCGCAATCGCAAGAGTGTCGAGGATGATCGTGTCGCTGTTGAATGTTCCCTTACCGTTTGAAAAATCGACAGACTTGGTTGTCTGGGCTTTCTTTCTGTGTGTGTCGGGATCCAAAATATTGATAATATAAATCGGTCCAGCATTTTCCTTTGTATTGTTGAAGTGGTAGTCCACAACCTCACACAACGAAAAGCTGTCCCAGTTTTCCGAATATCCGATTTTGCTCTGAGCTTCCCCTGAGTTTCTTAATCGAACCGGAACATTTACAAGACCGGCGTCATCGTAACCTCGGATCAAGTTGATCGGAGCAACGCCAAAATATACCAGATTTTCTTCCACCTGGCTGGCGCTTCTTGTTTTCGAGCCTACTCTTTCGCCGCATGGTCCATGTTTGTATGCCATGGTTTGTTCCTCCTTTAGTTTAATAATTCACGAACAATGTCCGGCGTTTTCATGCCGGTGCCGCATATAATTGTGAAACTGATCCAACCGTGCCAGTATGGATAGTAGTCCCAGATTGTTCCGTCCTCTATAAAAGGACCATAATTGACCGGATCGTCTTGAGATATTCGTGCGCCAGCTATAAACTGAGTACCCTCAAGAGCGGAGAGTGCAACATCTTGGAAGTTGTAGAGATCTTTCCATCCGTCTCCATTTCTCTGGTACATTTCCTCGGTTGTTGACTCCGGGGTGTATGAATACCCTCCCAGAGCGTTCGGGTTTTCTGTTGGTATCATGGTTTCTCCTGAGTGTTTCCCTGGGTTCCATGTAGCCAGACAGAGTCGGATCTTCATTTTTCTCTCTTTGTCTTTTATGTTGTCGCTGCCTTCCATCATTTGCACCGTGATCGAAGGGATCGGCGCAACGATGCCGGGTGGTATCCGGTCTTTTGCCGGTAGGTACAGTGGGAAGGCAGCCGGGTGAACTCTTTTGATGTTATAACCATCATCGTTTGCATTATCATCTGGGACTTTGAGCTCAATCTTGCTGCAGATTGCTTCCTGCACCCAGTCTGTGATGCCTTCAATTATTTTTTTAGTAGTCATCCAGTTGCCTCCTAAACTGTTCTATTTTGGTGAAGCAAGATGCATGAGACTCCGGCGTTTTCCACCCAGTCGATAATAATGCACTCGCGTCTGTCGTAGTTGAGGAAGGAGCCCGGCGCTTTTCGCTCTGGAAGATCACCCGTTCTTGCATAAAACAAGAGATCAGCCTCCGAAGTCCCGACAATCTGGCCGGTTTTTAACTTCACCAGCTCGTCATTATCAACCACAATGTCAACCGTTTTTCCTTCAATCTTGTGGGTTTCTCCGAAGTCCTCCAGCATGAAAAAGAGATCAGCGACGTCTCCAGCCATTTGCTCCTTTAATGTCATTATTCAGGCATCTGAGCGGAGGGAGCCGGAGCGCCACCATCCGGATCTGCATCGTCATCCTCATCGTCCTCATCGTCGACCGGGCTTTCATGCTGAGCCTTTTCGATAATTTCGAGAAGCTGAGCCTTTGTTGCTTTCTTTGGTACGTCCGCCCCGAGTTCCTGGGCGATAGCAGTGAGCTCTTTCACGGTCATGTCACCGTTGACCTTATCACGGTTATCTTCTGAGGTGGCTGGTGCTCCGTTTACATATTCAGCAACACCAGCGTCAACAAGTTCAGCCTCGCGCTCCTCAGAAAGAGAAAAAGGCTTTGACTTTGGTGTTTTGGCTTCGACGCGGCCGTCGCTGTTGCGGTAGCCGTATGTGCCGTTGATAATCTTGATCATATTGGTGTCCTCCTTTTATTTTACCTTTGCATGGATCCATGCGTTTTTATTCTTAGGAATAGGGAGAGGCTTCGCTGACACTTTGAGTGTTCTGGTTTCTGCCTCTGCGTCTGCGGTGTACTTAGGCACACGATTGGCCATGTAAGTGTGGAAGTGTCCGTCAGACTGCTCAAGCTGAGACACCGCTCCATAGAGAGAGCGTCCGGACGCCGGAGCTGTGAGGACTACATTGCCTTCGCCCATGAAATACTGGAGCTCTCCAGCCTCGTCCTCATACTGCTCGTCGTAACTAATGAGGTTAATGTCATGGCCGTCGATATTGATCACACCGATGCGGCTGGCACCGTCAGGGAGTTCGATCGGTGCAATAGTTCCGATGTTCACATTTCTGATGTCGAGCAGCTCCTTGATCGCTTTGTTTTTGATGATGTAGTCTGTTACATCCGGAGAAAATACAAGATCTTCCGCAGGAAGTCCCTTGCTTGTGAGCAGTCTGATCATTGCACGGAGATCTCCGATGATGTCATAATCTGCATCATTCCAGTGGCCTGATGGTGTGTATTTGGAGTCGTCGCTTTCTCCGTCGTAGAAAAAGAGCTCAAATTCCTCATACTTCTCACCGTAGTCGTCGGCGTACTGCTTTAACACATAGCCGTTGTTGAGCATCGCGCTCGCTGCCATGTACTCCTCGCGGCCATCGATCATTGTGCTGAGTTCTGTCAAATCGTTACCGAGCACCTGGGCTTCTCTCTGCTCAGGGGTGATCTGGCTGTATAGATCTTCGCCGAAGCCTCTCTTGTTGAGGTCGTCGATCGTGAGCCCTCTCTTTGGAGCTACAAGAGGAGGTGCAAATCGTCTTGTTGTATAGCCTTCTCTTTTAATAGTTACGCCGCCTTTTCTCGGAGCAACAACCGGTGCGATCTTTTTGTTTCCGTCTCTGTACTCAATGAGTACCTCCTCTGTCGGAAACATGTCGGTCGCGGGAGTGCAAGGGAAGTATCTGTCGCGCAAAAATGTTCTATGAGTCGGAAGTGCCTGGATGGCGCCGATCATAGTCATGGTTCTGTAAATTACTGGTACTGGCATTGTCTGGTCCCTCCTTTATTCCATTACACCCTCGACGAAGATGCCCTTCGTTCTGAGTGTGTCGATGTCTGTGTCTGCAAGTTCGTAGTCGCTCTTAACAATGAGAGCTCCCTTGTTAAATTTGCCGCTCTGGTATGCCGTTGTGTAGACGTCTGCGCTTGTGGCGTCTACATCGTCAGTAAGGATGCAATCAGCAGGGTAGAGGGCAGGGGTGCTGTCTTTGGTTCCGAGGATGACCGCTTTCTTGTCTGCTCCGATTGCGAGAACAGTGCCGCGCTGGAGTTTTCCCTGGCCCGATGCAATAGTGATACCCTTGACATCGAGAGAGTGGGATCCGTCAATGATTAAGCCGTCGTACTCGAATGTTCCCATAGTTTCGTCATTTCTCATGGTCTTAGTCCTCCTTCTTTGTAGTCTGGCCGGTGATCATTGCGATGGCGTCGGCCTCGCTCATTTCTTCCTCGCCAGCTTTTCCACCTGCATCTGGAGCAGGGTTTCCGTTGTTTGGTGTGGCACTTACTCCAGAAGCTCCAGAAGCCTGGAAGTCTGTTGTCTGGTTCGCAATGTGCTGAGCACCCATCTGTGCCTGCTTCTGTAAAGCACGAAGCGCAAGTTCCTGAGCGGTGCAAGCGTGTTCTCCGTACATTGCGTCGCTTACCATCTGAGCGTCGCCGATGGTTGGTGCAATCTCCTGGATAGCCTGGAGACGGGAGCGCTCGTCCTGGATAGCCTGTGTTCTTGCAGACTCCTGAGCCGATGCTTCAATCTGCTGCACGATGTCAGGGTGCTGCTGTCTGATTTCTTCAACAGTCATGGTTGTAATACCTCCTTCGTTGGATGTGATTGGTTTATTTGCATTATCAGCTGTCGGTGCCGGTGCAGGTGGGACCGTTGGCTGTTGTGCACTGTTTTGGATTGGAATGTTTCCCGGTAAAGCAGAAAAACCTTTGACACTCATGGTGATGCCGTTGACTGTCATCATCGCTTTGTCTTTGCTGAGGCTCATTTCAGGATCTTCTCCGTCGATTACTTCGTCGATCCATCCGTCAGCTTTCGCGGCTTTTCCTGTCATCCAGGACTCTTTCGCCATAATGCTGCGTATTTTATCAACGCCGAGCTTAGTCTTTGCGTCGTACATTTCGGCAGCCGCAGCATTTGCCGCCTGCAATCTTTTGTCTGCTTCCATGAGTGCCTTGTGATTATAGGCACCGCATAAAGTTGTAAGAGCTTCATGCACCATGAATAAGCTGCCAGAATATGCTCGGATGGTGTTGCATCCCATGGCGATGACAGTAGCAGCGCTGGCTGCAATTCCGTCGATAATTGCCACAGTGTTGCCTGCCAGTTCCTTGAGTCTGTTGGCAATTCCGATAGCAGTGTATAAGTCGCCTCCGACTGAGTTGATCCTGACGGTGACGTTTTGGGCGTTCTGGATCTTGTTGAGATCG